TAAATTAGCTTGTAAGTTTGCTCTATTCATTTGAGCACCTCTTGCAGCTTCTGCTGCAAGCACGCCTTCTCGTCCACCGCCAAAAGCTCCCGCAGCTATTGCTGCATCACGTCTTGCTGTGTCCGCTATGGTTTGTTGTCTGTCAAATTCTGCTAATGTTGTATCAATAACTTCTTGTTGATATGGAGACATAAAAGGTTTGAATGCATCGGGTCCAACCAAAGCATCTAAACCTGCAGCATCTGCAACGGCTTTCTTTTGTAAAGCATCTTGTGCTGCAACTTTTGGATCATATGCACTAGTATCAATACCTTTAAATGTATCTGGTACTGCACCGGCTCCTAATTTATCAAGTGATTTTAAAAAGGCGGTAAGCGAACCTTCTATTATCGGCGATGGTCTTGTTATTGTAGTTGTTTCAGCCATTAAACTCTTGCCTCCAAGTTATTCATTAAATTATACATTCTCTTTGCACCTTTGTTAACACTGCCACCACCTGCTGCTCTAACTGCATCAGCAGTCATCACAAATTCGTTTTTAGAAAGTCTTGCAGGTACATCATCTGCTTTTTCTTTTTTACCTATTGGTACAAAACCACCTTTTCTTAAATCCATTTCTTTACCACCAAGATCCATTAGTCCACCTTCTTTCATACCTGCCTTAGTCATTCTTTTAAAATCTTGAAATGACATTGGTTTTGCATTTGGTCTTTGTTCCATTAAATCAAAAACATATTTATTATATTCTTCTACTAACAAAGGATCTTCGTTAGCAGCCATCATTATTCCTTCTTTACCTTTTTCTACAGTTTCTTTTTCTACCATTTCTATAGCTTTATCTATACCACCAAATCTAAATCCTACTCTACCTCCAGCTTTATATCCTGCTGATGCAATAGTTTCTGTGATCTCATCTTCATCAAATCCATATTGCAACATAGATAATCTAATTGCTTGTGCTGCATCTGCGCTTGAAAAACCTTCGTCTAATGTTCCTAGTGCTTCATCTATAATAGCTTGTTTGTTTAATCTTCTAGCTTCTGCTTCCATTACATCACCAGTGGCTGTTGAAAATGGTATTGTTGCTGCTTTTAATCCTGCTTTACTAAACAATCCTGCGTCTTGACCTGCTGCCAACATTTCTGAACCTTTAGCTAAACCTTCTAAACCAAAGTTTGTTGCTTTTTGTAGTCCTGTTAATTTAGGGGCTGATATTACAGTATCTGTAGCCACATCTTTTATTGCACCCGTTGGTGTCATTTTACTTCTAAAAAACTCAGCAGAGGTTTGTCCTGTGATAGGATCTGCCGGTGTAGTCATAGCACCTGACAACGCTCCGAGTCCCGCTGATAATAAATTAATATCTCCTTCACTACCTTCTTGTGAAAGCTGTGCACCAACATTTAAAGCACCAGATACTAAAGCTCTTCTTAACATAGTATCACCAATAAACCCTTGTACAGAAGCTGGTCCAAATACAGGGGCAAACGCAGCTAAATAAGGTAAAGCTGGTTTGATTTCATTAGGTATTACTTTGTCTAATACTTTTGCTACGGGTTTAAATATCTTCTTAAAAGGCATAGTTTCTCATCATATTGTTAATGTTAAGGCAAGTTCGCAAAGCTTGTAAAAAGGCGAGTGTCTCACAATTTACAAGGTTTTTAGGCATCCGTCAACGATCCTATAACTTTGTTCCTGCACCAATTTTTATCTCCTCTACGGTAACATTAACATCTCTCCTAATATGTTCAGATTTAGTCTCTGTATTAGGGTTTTGCACATCAGCCAGAGCTTCTGCGTCTGACATGTACTCTTTACCTGTTACTGTATTTGTTAGAGTTACCTCTGTTTTAGGCGTAATTATTGGCACTTTTTTACCATCTATTATTTCATACCTAACAGAAGCTTCTGTTTCGATAAAAGGCATTATCTATCCTCCCTGTTAATTTCTAGTACTGATGCAATTACATCTACATTACCACTACTTGCTTGCACCTTTAATATCTCGCTTTCCATCATAATTAAAGGTTCACTTAAAACTTGTTCTTTTTCATTAGCAGATAAACTAACTTGGTTATCTACTACAAAAATATTAGAGCTCGCATCAACTAAAGTAACTTTAACTACAGCTGAACCCGCTGCATCTTCAGCTGCTAAAATAGATTTAACAATAGCACGAGAGTTACCCGGCACTGTGTATAAAGTTGTTAGATCTGTATTTGTTAAACTTTTCTTTTCGTTTTTGTATATATTTGCCATTATCCTAACCCTTGCACGAGTATCAACTTTAGTTGTGCTAGATGTAATTGTAAAAGGACTTAATGAAGTTTGTGCGTCATCATCAGATGGAAAATCTTTTATAGCCAATGTAATTTGATTATTACCAGTTAATACTTTAAAGTTTGGTAGAAATCTTCTCATAGCTAAAAATACTTCTGCTTGATCTTTTTGTAAAGAAAAGCTAAATGATTTAATAAAAGATGTTAAAGTAGTAACACTACCATCAGGATTAACTTGATCTGTTCCTATCTCATGTTCAAAAAATACGGTTTGACCTAAACCTGTTTCACCAATAATTTGTGGAAATGTGCCTGTGTTAGAACTATTATAGGCCGTAGCATATGGTTTAGGGTATACTAGTGAGTCAATCCAACTTGTTCTAATTGAATTAGTATTTGTGCCTGTATACCAATTACCCATGGGTAATCTTGCATTATCTTGGCCATAATTATAGACAACATATCTATCATTAAAATCTGCATTTTGAGTTGGATACCACCAAATTACTTCTGTAAATAGATTATTAATACCAGCATTTATTTGTTGACCTTTTGTAGTATTACAATCATCGTAAACAAAATCTTCAACACTACATGGTAAAGTGTTAACTGTACCATCAAAAGAAAAGAATCCATTGTTACCCATCCAGTATGCAACACCATCAATTTCTATAGCTGCATTTTTACCAATTAATCCACAGTTTGTACCAACTTGTTCAAAACCAAACGTAAAGGGAGCTCCAACAAATTTCATAGTGTACAATGCATTGTCAGTCCAAATTAGAATATTTTCTTTTGCAACCAAACCACCCATAATTTTTGTACCATCTTGTAATCTTTGTGTGCCCGCAGTGTTGGTTGCTTGTGGTGTATATTTATTTATATTTTCATCTTCGGAGAATCTTATAAACATATCATCTTGTGTATCAGGACTTCCTATAGTTACTTCTGTTCCAAGATGAATTAAGTGTCTTGTTGTTGGTGATATTAACGTAACTCTAGTAGCTGTAGGGTTACCAGTATCTGTTGCAGCATCTATTCTTGTTTCAAAACCAGATGTTAACATGGAAGCTCTTGTTGTAAGCCTAGCAGTAATTCCTGCATTCCAAGTAAAAGTTTTACCGTTTGCAATGGTTGCAACTAATACTTCACCAAAATTACTTAGTGACCATAGTCCTGGTTCTAGTGTTACTGATGACGCTTCTACTGCACTACCAAATCCAGAAAAGTTTGTAGCGTTTGTGACAGTTGCACCACCACTGTGAGCTTGTCCGTTAGATGTACCAAATGTTGCTGTGCCTAATGCTCCTCTAGTAATACCTGTAATATCAGACCCAGCTATACCTGTGTATGTAATTAATTCATTACCAACAGCTATTGTACCTGTTGTTGGAAAACCAGTTGTTGACGTTAAAGTTATTGCTGTCCCTGATCCACCTGTACCAGCTGTATCCGCGAGCAACGCTCCATTAAGAGTTGTTGTTAAAGCACCAGTAATTGTACCTCCATAGTTTCCAATACCAAAACCATACCCATAAGTTTGTGCTGCAGGACCCACAGGTTGATAAACTTTAACAGTCATACTACCACCCGTCGATACAACTGCAGATGCTTGATTTAAAGAATTAATTGTAAATGTTGTAGGAGTTGGAACAGTTAATACTTGAAATAATTTATCTTCAAAATCACTTGCATTTAATCCTGTACCACTTGGTAAAGTAACAGATGATAATTCTATAATGTCTCCTACAGATAAATCATGATCAGTGCTTGTTGTAATTGTACAAGTTTTAACTGATGCACTATTTGTTGCTAGTGTTGAACTTGTAAAAGAATCTACAACTCCTGCATTGTTACATCTAAAAGGAGTGATGTCAAAAAGTTGACCTTCAAAATATAATAATAAAAATTTATCTGTACCAAGTGCAACATATCTATTACCTTCAGTATCTACAAAAGCATGTTGTTTTCTAGCAACACCAACAATAGAATCATTAAGTAATGATTGCCAACCACCTACTTTTTCCGGAAGGCCATATCTAAATCTTACGTTATCAGAATCAATCCAACGACCCTCTGCTCCAACAGCAGTGTCTTGTTTGTCAATGCCAGGAGCAAACTTAATTTTAGTAAGCATGCTTTACTCCTATGATGTGCTATTAGTTTTTATTTGCCAGCCTTTTGTGGCAGTTGTAAATATTAGTGTTACACATTGATTGTTTGAGGTTAAATCTAAATCAGATGTACCACCTTGAATGTTTGATCCGTTTCTCGCAACCACACACTTGTTAGTTCCAAAACCATTAGATGCGGACACATCCATTATAGTTACTTCATCACCCTGTGCAGGTGAGGCTGGTAATGTAATTGTTACAATATTAGCAACAGTATCAACACCTATTTGATCTCCAGCGACTGCTGTGTATGCTGTTTTGCTAGCTGCAGTTACTTCTGTAAATCCTTTTTCCATCATGGCTAAAGTTGTAGCTGGAACACTACCTCTAGAATAAACTAAAACTTTTGCACCTTCTGGAAGAGGCACTTGTGTAGATGCGCTTTGACCTGTTGTTAATAAAGTTACTGTGTAACTATCACCAGCTCCACCTCTAGTAGTTCCATCTTCTACAAAAAATATTCTGTTAGCATTACCACCAGATGTGGTTGCAGGCATTGTTAAACTTGCATTGCCGGATAAAGTTCCTGTAACTTTGATGTAAAGATTTTTACCATTTGCAGTTGCATCTCCATCAGCTAAACTTAAGTTAACATTACCAGAACTTAAAGTTACTTCTACATAACCTGATGTTGCTGTTTGTAATAATTGTAAATTAGTATTTGA